GAATCGAGTGATATCTATACCAAATCAACCCCAAGAAGGAGGGAATCGAGTGATATCTATAAACAGAGTAGCACACTCAGTAGACGTGTCAACACAAAAATCTACTAGACATGTTTCACAAACGACACACCCTTATTACTCCCGCACAGCTGATGGGAAGGTTAGGACACCAATGTTACCGAAATTCATAGAGAAACTCAAGACCAAGCGTCTGCTCATAGACGTTATGGCTCATATCCCAAACCCCATAGACGATGGGACGATGTTCCTCTACCCATTCCCCGACAACATCGTCGTCGGTCAACTCGCCGGCAAACCTAAAGCCATACTCTCTGTCGATGAAAACCTGCAAGTTATCGAAGAACTTACAGAAAAAGATATCGTCAATAAATTGGCGGTCTATATGCAAGAGTCCTGCGAGCGTCGAGATCTCGTTGACGACACCAACGACATCCGCGTCAGACGCCAGTTGGTTGAGCACTTCGTGTCAGCGTTGATCCCCATACCTGAGCCCGCAGTGCCTTACGTCGCTCCCGGTGGCAAAGTCCAACTGTGCATCCACCGCTCAACCCTCAACCCATGCAATGGGCCAACCCCAGCTTGGGACGAACTCCTCAAAGGCATCAAGACCAAACAGATGAGAGACCAGCTTATGGCCTTCATCGCCGTCCTCCTCCTACACCCCGACATCAAGTTGCTGCAATACGTCCTCATGACAGGTACAGGGGGGTTGGGCAAATCTTCTGTGCTGATTGCTGTGCGTGAATGGCTCGGCAAAGCCGCTGGAACTTTCAGGATCACGGAAACTCGCTTTGGGATGTCTGCCATTTTAAACAGACGTCTCGTGTACTTGGATGAAATCTCGGACTTCCGGTTTTTGGAGTCCGACATCTTTAAGAGCTGTACAGGGTCAGTCAATGCCAAAGTATCCCTGGAAGAAAAGTTCGGCAAAGCCTTTGACTTCAATCCAAAATACACCATGTGGATGCTCGCCACTAACAAGGTACCCACACTCAAACAAGACAGCGCAAACATGCGGCGAGTCATACCAATCGTGTTCGCTAGACCTCGTGGAATTGCTATAAAACGCATTGACAATATGGAACAAAGGCTCATTGACGAGATGCCTCACTTTGCCTGGAAGTGTGATCAAGTCCTCAAAAACATCCCAATCAAAGACGGCATGATCCAGTCCGTGCAAGACACAAACAACTCCATGAATACCATGCACCTAGATATGGTTACCTCTAAGCTTGGACTCAGAAAGAATCCTGAGTCCACCATACTAAAGTCTGAGATAACAAACATGTGTAGAGCTTTGGGTTTGCACGACAAAAGCATCGGTGCCGTTTCTAAACAGCTGGCAGCCGCTGATGGGTGCCGTGTGTTTACAGTACACGGCGTCAAATACCTCAAAGGGTATGAGATGGATCCTCAAATTGGATCGGACGACTTCGACGAAACGGACGAAGACGTCATCGATGTTTTTGAGGAGTAAAGGCGGCTAGGGTGTACCCTGGGTGCACCCACCTGCAAATTTTGGGTGGACCCTAGACAAAATTAATATTCCAATATCGTTAAAGTAAAATTTTGGTGAACCCAACGACCCCGACCCCTCACCCTCGTCTAAGTGTTTAAATTTATAACGACTAATAGAGGTAGGGTGAGACCAACGCCTTCCCTACCCTTTTTAGAGCATATTCTATTCCCGCTCGGTATTATTCACTACCCCCTTTACAAGATGTGCATATTGTGTTATGATATTAATAGTATACCCATAACCTATTGTTATTGTTATACCCCAATATTTCCATCGGGTATCGTCTTGGTCTCACCCTACTCTACTACTACTACTTATATATATATATATATATTAGAGAAAATAAGAAAAGGCATTAGGGTGAGACCAGAAAATAGGAGAAGATCGATTAAGCTATATCAATAGCTTAGTAGGTCGCACCTTTTGACATTAGGATGCACCCAAAACGCTACCCCTCACCCCAGCTAAATAGCGCCCCATAACCACGCAGGGAGTAGAGAGGGGCCGTCAATACCAAAGTTCATGAGGGAAGCATGGAGGAGGATGGTAGAGGGAGGTGAGGTATGCCCATCAGTGCCAAGGTGTGTGGCGTGAGCGGTGGTACGATGGGACTGAACGTCCTTATTGCAGGATTGCAGGGGAGCAGCACATATGACGACAAAGGGCCCTACCGCACGCAAGGCACGTTCCAAGGCCCCCCAGGGGATGTCGGACTACGCCCGTATGGCCGACCTCCTCAGAGGAGCCTCTATCCCCTATTCCATCCCAACCCAAGAGCACACTGGTGGTGGGCTAAGCAGCCCATGCCTGTTGGTTGAGTTGGCCCCTAACTTTGGGTCCAAGCACCCGGGGGTTAGGAGCACATTGCCTGGAGAGAAATACACGTATATACACAGGGTGATGTATCACAAGCTGTATGGCGGCACTGTTCAGGCATCTGTTTACATTGCTCAATTGTGCGGGCAACCCAGATGCTGTGCACCCGACCATTTGCAGCCCGTGATGCATGAGTCTCTTACCCCATTTTTAAGGAAGCTGAGAGCCAAGCTTGCTGAGCTTCCTCCAATCATCTTGACTCCTCCACCAAAAAAGCCGAGAATAAAAAAAGCTGATAAACTTAAAAAAGAAGTGTGCAAAGATGAAAGTAACTGTGACAGTGTCATTCTCAATTGACGAGCAATCGCAATCGCAATCTTGCCATCCTTGCTATCCTTGCCAGCCGGCCCCGTCCACCCATCCCACGGCTCCCCTGGAGGTTTTCATTGGAACTGAATCCCCAGAATATCAGACATCTAAAGAAGTCCAGGCACGCAATCAAATCCCTCAACAGCAAGAAGACGACACTGACGACACTCTTTTTAGATCTACTTAACATCAGCATCTCCCTCTTCTGTGCCGCTATGACATGCGTTTTTATAATCTATGTGCTGTGTAAAATTCTGTAGGAGTTTGCTTTGAATTTACAAGGAAACTACAACCAAAATACCCACTCAATCTGGTGGGAGCTCGAAGCACTGGCACTCGCTCAATGCCTCTTCGGAATCGTTGACCAAATCCAATCACGCTCCTCTTTTATCTCTGACGGCTTTCTCAGACACCTCCGCCTCTACTCAGGCTCCACCGCCATGGGCCTCAATATCCCCTCAACCAACGCTAACTCTTTTAACAACGGTGCAAATCAGTTTAGACCTCCCATCGGTTACAACGTCACTCAAGCTTGCGTCGATACCGCCGTCAACTCTCTCTGCGAAACCAAGATCAAACCCATGGTCCTCACCGATGGTGGCTCTTGGAAGCTTCAACAGAAGTCTAAAGATATGAACACCTTCATAGAAGGTCTGTTCCTCAAGCTCAACGTCCACAAAACCACCACCATGGCCATAAAAAATGGCTCTATCTTCGGCACCGGTGTTGTGAAAGTGTGTGCCGATGATGGTCAAGTCGTCATCGAGAACATCCTTCCAAACGAGATTGTCGTTTGCCCCGCAGATTCCGTTTACGGCAAGCCTCGCTCCCTTTACCAAACACGCTTTGTGTCGAAATATGATCTCGGAAAAGCCTTTCCGGATAACGAAATCTTTATCAAAAATATGCAGTCAAACACTGTCGTCAATGGGTTCGGAAACGTCGTCACAGATTGCGTAAAGGTCATTGAAGCCTGGCACTTGCCATCCTCAGACCCCGATGCTACAGATGGCAAACACGCCATTGTCGTGGATGGCAAGACTCTACTCGAAGAGCCCTGGACAAAAGACCACTTTCCCTTCGCATTCTATAGGCATACAGAGCTACCTGTTGGCTTTTACGGTCGAGGCATGCCCGAAGAACTCATGCCTATCCAATACGAAATGAACATGCTCAGTCAACGTGCTTCCCAGATGCTCAAACTTATGGCCGTCCCACGCATCTTTATCGATGAGTCCTCCCAAATCGATGAAGGACAACTCAACAATCAAATCGGGTCGATCATCAAATACCGTGGAACAGCACCTATCCTGTCAACGCCTCAAGCCGTGCCTCCAGAAGTGTTCCAGCAGATCGACCGGCTCTACAACAAAGCCTTTGAGCTGCAAGGCATCCCACAACTCCAAGCCGCTGGCAAAAAGCCAGCAGGCGTGGACTCAGGCAAGGCACTCCGTGAATATGCCGACCAGTCCACAACCCGCTTTATCACGCTGTCTCAGCAACGTGAACAGCTGCACGTGGACATCGCCTTGCTTTGTTTTGAAGCCTGCGCAGACCTCTCCAAGCAGTATGGCGTCAACTACAAGGTCAACACCTTTGACAAGAAAGAGGGAATGAAATCACTCACATACAAAGATGTGTCCATGAAGCCCGACTTCTTCACGGTGCAAGTGTGGCCAACCAACTTTTTATCCGATACCCCCTCCGCTAAGCTCCAAGATATCCAGGAGCTCGTGCAGGCCGGCCTTATCCCTCCACAGTCCGCTTCAGCCTTGCTCGACTTCCCGGATATTGAGCAATACACACAGCTTACAAACTCGGGGTATGAGCTTGCACGCAAGACCATAGAGTCCATGCTGGAGGGAGGACCTTACGTACCACCTGAAGAGACAGACAACCTGCAAACCACCATGCAGCTTGCCATCCAGTACCTCGCTCAAGCCAAACTTCTGGAAGACAGTGAGGAGGCCGTAAACACCCTAAGACGCTACATTGACGACATCAACACATTGCAAGAGCAGCTTAAGCCTCCCGCTCCCATGGCACCTCCAGGGCAACCAGGGCTTCCAGGCATGCCACCCGATGGTGCTGCTCCCATGGGCGTCCCACCCCCTCCACCCGTGAGTGACCTCATGCCAATAGCAGGTGGAGCACCACCCGTTGGTTGAGCGTGTTGACAACAAAAACACACAATGTGATACCCTCCCTACATAAGCCGTATGGAGGTTTTCATTGGAACTGAATGCACCTGCACCCCTAGACACGCCACCAACACCGCCCGAAACTGAAGTCGCTCCAAAAGATGAGAGCTACTCCAAAAAGTTTTTACAGTTTGCAAAGCGTGAACAGAAGTTGCGTGCAGAGCGTGAACTCCTCTCCAAAGACAAAGCTGAAGTCGCCGAACTCAAAGAGAAAATCAAAGCATTTGAGGAAGCCAAAGCAAGAGCCAAACTCAACCCCAAAGCTTACCTCGAACATGCCGACCTCTCTCTTGACGACATCCAGGAGTTCTTCCTGAATGGCGGTCAAGCCACAGCCTCCACACTAGAGTCAGAACTCCGCAAAGAGATCGCTGAACTCAGACAGGCTATGGAAGAGCGTGAAATCAAACAGCAAGAGACCTCTCTTCAGCAACGTGAAGCCGAATACAAGGACAGCTTAAAATCTGTCATCTCACAAGGAAATGCCGACTTTCTCAAAGCACACGACAACCCTCACGAGCTCGTTTACTCCATGATGCGCGAATATTACAACGAGACATCACGCATCCTTCAGCCTCAAGAGGCCATTGACCTCATTGAAGAGCAACTAGAAAAACAGTTCGAAGATAGGTACGGAAAGCTTGAAAAAGTCCGCAACAAATTCGCTCAACCAACTCAACAACAACAGCAGCAGCAGCAGCAGTTGAATCAAGAGCCGTATGCACAACGTCGCACTCTGTCCCAAACTATGGCGCAAGGGCAAACCCGCTCTACGCCTCCAACTACAATGAGTGAACAAGATCGCTTAGCTGCAGCTGCAACCCAACTCAAATGGGTGAGGTGAGGCTAGGGATTCATGAGGTGATCAATGGCTTATCTTGACGCAACCACGTTTGCTGGTGCACTGAAGACCCTGTATCCTGATTGGGCTCTAGAGAACATGGTGTTCCAAAACAACCCCTTTTTGGCGTTGGTTGGAAAAGAAGAGAACTTCGGCGGGGATTACAAGAAAATTCCTGTTATCATTGGCGCTCCACAGAACACAAGTGCCGACTTTTCCGTTGCTGCCAATGCCGGATCCGCTTTGACCACGTCCTCTACCATCAAAGCGTTCCTCTTATCACGTGCTCGCAAGTATGCCCTGGCCGAAGTCTCTAACGAGACCATGCTGGCGTCTCAAGGCAATGAGAACGCCTTTATGGAGGCTGTTAAGGTAGAAATGGACGGAGCTATACGCTCTATTTCCAACCAGCTTGGTCTCGATATTTTTCGTGATGGTGCAGGTGTTGTGGGCCAATTGTCGGCCACGTCAGGCGTCACAACAAGCATTACGTTTGCAGATCCAACACAAACCCTAACACTGGAAGTGGGCTCGCTGCTCCGCTTCAGCACGGCTTCTGATGGCACTGGCTTGAAAACAGGGACACTGCAAATCACTGCAATCAACAGAAACTCTGGCGTTGCTACCCTGTCAGCATCGGGTGCCACACTCACACCCGTGTTGGCCGTCAACGACTACATCTACATCAGCGGTAACCAGGCTGCCAACATGAAGGGCCTAGATGCGTGGATACCAACCGTAGCACCCACAAGTGGCGATAACTTTTTTAGCGTGGACAGGAGCGTGGATAGCCGCCTTTATGGTGCATATCTGGACAAGTCCTCCAGCCCCATAGAAGAAGCGTTGCTGGACGTTGACCAAGCGATCTATGCCTCTGGTGGCAAAGCGTCTCACATCATCACTAGCCCAACGCAATACAACAACTTGGCCAAATCTCTTGGATCCAGGATCATCTACCAACAGCTGACAGTAGGTGGTGTAGGCTTCCAAAGCTTTGAGATTCAAGGGCAATCAGGTCCAATCAAAGTTCTTGCGGACCGTTCTTGTGCCAAGAACCTGGCTTACGTGCTGCAACTCGACACGTGGAAGCTGTCCTCTTTAGGAAAGATGGCTCAAATCTATACAGGCGATGGTCTGTCCATGCTGCGCTCTACGACTGCTGACAGTGTGCGTGCACAAATCGCATTCTACGGGCAAATTGCGTGCAACGCCCCTGGATGGAACGCTAAGGTATTGTTGGGATAACGCCACATGAAGAGGAGCGTGTTCGCAAAGGATGAGACTGGCTATGCGATAAGTGACAGCCGTCATCCTAAGTTTGACGCACGCTCTGAAAAATGTGCGCACGCTCTGTTGTGCTCGTTTAACATATTTATCTCTAGACATCCATATTTTGTAAAGCATCAGATACGTGAAGATATTGTGCAAGAGATGTATTTACAGATGTTGAGGTTAGGGTATTTGTCAACGCGACTTCTTTTTTTAAATGCCATTCATCAGCTCTACGGAAGGCGAGACTTGCTTAAAAACAAAGGCGAGCTTGTTACGCTGACAGGCGTTGAAAGTGGTTCTTTTCAAGAAGAGGTAGAAGACACAAGGCTTTCTATATGCTATTTATCCGAACTCAAAGAAGAGAAAGACATCCTTATAGAATGCATTGGCGATGTGATTAGCGGCAAGATTTGCCACCTACAACCAAACAAACACACCAATAAAGAAAAGATGTCAATTTTTACAAAGTGGGTTTCAGCAAACCGTCCATTCATCATGAACCGCAAAGCCTTTGCCCACCTCCTTGAGCAGTCAAAGTCTGTGGGCAAAGAGAAGATGAGCTTACGGCATTACAAAATCTTCTTTGGTCGCACATACATCCAGTACATTTGCCCAACACACGAGCTTGTTGAGGACCGCACACACGCTATCAAATCCTTTTTGTGCAGATGCCGCTCCACGGGTCGCTATGTGCTCGAAACGGATTTCGGTGAAGCTATAGACACCCTCCAATCCGCCTTTGACGACAACACCTACCTGCACGACACCCTCACTCGACTCAAAGCCGAAAAGAAGGAGGAGCAACAGAAGGAAGAGAGGGGGTCAAAACGTTGACGGTCAGAGCAAAGCAGTCAAAATATTGACGCAACATAATAGAAAGGTGTCCTGTGGCAAATTTTGAGCTGTTGAAAAAAGATGCCACAGGGTATCGTCCTATCGACAACAGGCACCCAAATTTTAATCTTTTGGATCCAGATATCGCAGAGGTGTTGCGGTATCTGTTTTATAGAAAAGCAATGAGGCACCTTTCTTTTACAAACAAGTTTAAAACAAGATCTGTTTTTAACAAAGATTTTGTTGACGATGTTGTGAACGAAATGTATCTTCTCTGTCTCAAAGGCTATAAACCATCAAACCTAGACTTTTTATTCACTGATGCCATGAGAAGTCTTTTCGGAGACACTCGGATTAAAAAGCGACAACGTAAGGAAATTCCCTTTTCAGGATTTTATGAAGACACAATTTCTGAGGATTTTTATGAGAAAAAAAACACAAATACTGCTCTTAATTTTATTTCAGAATTGAATGAAGAGAACTTCATAACAAAAGAAATTGCTATTCCTTATTTGAATAAGAAAAGGAAGGAGGTAAGAATAAGAACCTGCAAAAAAAAGTTAACACCAGAAAAGGAAGCTATGATCCTGGAATGGGTTTTAAGAAATAGACCTTTTGTTGTAAATAGGCGCATATTTCATTACATAAATAAGGAAGCAAAGCACATAACTAAAGTCATTCCTCGCATCCCTTCTCCATACATGTATCAAAAATTTTATAGCTATGCCTTAATTGATTTTCCAAGATCCACTCTTGAGCTTGTCACAGACCGCACGGAGGAGATCCAGAGATTTGTGTCCGCATGCAGAGCTGACACGCTCTATTGCTTAGACAGGGATTATGCCAATCTGATTTGCAGGCTAGAGGTGGCCGTTTTTGAGAATGAGAGGGTGCATGCACATTTGCACAAGGTGAAACACGCTCGAAAGGCCAAGCCATCTCACGCAACATAATGTACGTTATCAAAAGTTAAGGAGTTTTTGTCAATGACGTCGCCACCCTCCATCCCACCCTCCATCCCGCCTACACAAGAATTTCTCTTCATGGGCCGTCCCTTCACGCTCACAGACCAAGAGCACACGTGGGCACTCATCGAGTGGATGGTTTGCCCGAGAAAATACACAGACGATTTTGAAGACCAAGAAGACCCCGTTGACCTGTGGGAACCAGCTCCTGAGAAAGTGAAAGAAGACAACCTCTCTATAAAACAGACATTAAAGAAGACACGAATATGCTAAAATTGCTTTATGCTGAACCAAAACACCTGTGTCCATACAAGAACAACTCCCGTGTCCACTCCGAAGAGCAGATTCAACAGATAGCCGCCTCAATCAAAGAGTTTGGATTTCTCAATCCCATCCTCATCGACTCCAAAACCATGGAGATCATCGCAGGGCACGGTCGGCTGGATGCTGCTTTTAAGTTGCGCTTACAATCCGTGCCCATCATCGAAGTCTCACACCTCACAGATGCTCAAAAGCGTGCTTACACTATCGCCGACAATTCCTTGGCACTGAATGCCACGTGGGACGCTGAACTGCTGAAAGCAGAGCTGTCTGATCTAGCCTTGGATGACTTCGACTTGTCCTTGCTATGTATGACAAACTTCCCCATCAAAGTCGAAGAGGACAGCAGTGAAGAGGGTGAAGAGGGTGAAGAGGAAGATGAGGAGGACAGTAAAGATGGCAAACCGACAAAAGGAAAAGTGGGGTCAAAAGACTTTGCTAACAAGTGCTCTAAGTGCCCTAAATGCGGATTTGAGTTTAATCCTTAAGCACTGCCAAATCCTTAGACACCTCTCCTGCCTGTAAGTGCCCAATTCTATGGCTCAACCAACTGGCACGCCTCTTGCTACACTCCATAGAGCGATTGAGCTCAAGGGGGATCTATGACACACATGCTAGACAGATGCCAATGCAAGAAATGCCAGTTTGATCAATCCGTTGAGACTGACGATGAGGACATTAAGTATGCCCTAGAAGAAGGCGTGGATTACAGCATGTTGGCTCGTTATGCATGGCTGCGTGCAAAGTCCCCTGCCAACATTTCTGTGGGTCAAAATCTTGAAATGCATAGACTTTGGCGTGTTGTGATCCCAGGCATCAACTTCCCGGATGAGACTGTGGAGCAGTATGAGGAGGCCGCATACAAAGCCTTTAGGTCCGGATACACCTGGGAAGACTGGCGGGCCGAGCTTGAAAATCAAGACTTTTTGTTGTTGAAGCTTTAAAAATGCAAGAGTAAAAAACGTGAAAACGTGCTATCTTTGAGGTAGGCCAATCAACGGGGGTTGGTTGGCGTCTAACCCAATACCTCAAGGGTGCATCCATGTCAAACCGCTCGTTTTTCCCACTCCGTGGTTCCTTAAATCGTGAAATCGTTAAGCTTTACGGCACAATCACCACCACAACATCCGGTGCCATTGGCTCCCAAACCTCCAAAGGCTTTACCGCTGCTCGCACAGCAGCAGGCCGCTATGTGGTTACGCTGCAAGACGCTTACATGAGCCTAGTGTCAGCATCTGTGAGCGTGCAAGGCGGTGCCACAGCCGCCTATACCGCTGGCAAAGGGCAAGTCCTGCTCCTCCGCTCCGTTTCGCCTACCACAAAAGCTTTGACCCTCCAGCTCACACGTCCAGACACACAAGCGGATGCCGATCCCGAGGATGGAGCGTTGCTTTATGTCGAAATCACGTTGTCGAGGGTATAAAACATGTTGATTATGAACAACAAAAAGGGCGATACCCCCATTGTGTCCAAAAAGCCTAGCTTTGCAGAGAAGCTTACAGCCGGCACTCCAGAAAACTTGACCAGCATGGCCGAAGGCGACGGCGAAGGCGAAGAGGATAGCGATGCCATGCAGGCGGCCTCTGATTTTTTTACAGCCATTGAACAAAAGGACAGGCAGGCGTTGATCGATGCCTTTCGTGCGTTAGATATGGCCACCAGTTCCATGGAAGAGGAGGGCGAAGAGGGCGACGACGAAGAAGCCGAAGGTGAAGCTCCACCAAAGTCTTCCGGCAAAGATCCCAAAGCGCTTATGGCCATTTTGATGGCAAAGAGGAAGCCCTAAATGACAACCGCTCAATCCATAGTGGATCAAGCTAGGCAAAGAGCGGACATGGTGGGGTCGCTTTTTGTGACAGATGAAGAGGCTTTTGGATATGTCAAACTTGCGTGGGCCACGCTCTATGACCTTATTACGCAAGCCTCTCAAAACTACTTTTTAAACACCGTCGATATCACTTTGGTCAACAACCAACAGGACTACACTTTGCCAGCCGACTTTTACAAGATGGCTGGCGTGGACTTGACCTCTGGCGTTGGCAACCCTGTCACGTTGCGGCCGTTTAACTGGGTTGAGAGAAACCGCTACAAATACAGCGGCTTGATGACAATAGCAGGACCACTTTACCGTTACAACCTTCTTGGCTCTAAGATCCGTTTTACTCCAGTGCCAGGATCTGGGACAGTCAAAGTGTACTACACGCCCGAAGTCGTGCAGCCAACATTGATTTCTTCCGAGATTGATATGGTGGGCTTTGGCTTTCAGGAGTATTTGATTTTGTATTGTGCGATGAAGATGCTAGCCAAAGAGGAGTCGGACACGACCCTCATTGTGCAAGAGCTGGCCGCACAACAGAAGAGAGTGGAGTCTATGACAGCGGATCAGGACCGCACATTTCCAAAAACCGTTGTGGACGTGGACACCATCAACGACAACCTTTATATACAGACGTATGTGCGGTAGGGGGGCACTTTGGAACTTAAGAAGCTCCGCACCCCCGATGCCACTCTAAATCGCATACAGGACAATATAGGAGATGTGCTCAAAGCGTTACAAAATCCCATTTTGGATGGTGTGCGTGTGACAGCAAATCTTGTGACTGGAGACAACTCCATACCGCACAAGTTGGGTAGGAAATACCAAGGATACCTTGTAACAGGGCAAACAGCCGCAGCCCTCATATACGCTCAAGCAGGTGCAAGTGCAAATTCGGACAAGTTTTTAACTCTGAATGCCAGTGCACCCTGTTCTGTGGTGCTCTGGGTTTTTTAAGGAAACCGGACACATGGCAACATCGAACATGGGCCTCACCCAACCAACACCCACCACAGCTACGGGTCCAGGATGGGCAACGTCTCTCAACACAAACTCTTCACTCATTGATGCGCACGACCACAGCGTTGGCAAAGGCGTGCCAATTGGTACGGCAGGCATCAACATCCAGGCGGATTTTAATGTCAATGGCAACCGCCTATCGACGCCCAAGAGTGTTGTTTTTCAAGACCAGTCGGTGTCTCTTGCGTCCACAGACGCTCGGGCCGTGTATTGCTTGAATGGCAACCTGTTTTTTGTGAATGGGTCAACGGACGTCCAAATCACCAACGGCACGGCTTTGGCAGGCACGCCTGGCAGCATCACGGGTTTGGTGTCTCCAGCATCGGTGGTGTTCACGGGTCAAAACTTCAGTTTCTTCTATGCCTCTAGCACCTTTGCCGATGTGTCTTGTCGAAATGTAAACCTGTATCAGGGTGCCAATGCCATGAAGCTCACCTATGGTGGGACGTCTTCGTATACCTGCACGTTTCCAGGTGCTGTGCCTGCGCAATCAGCGTTGGTTGTGATGTCCACAAGTGGGGCATTGAGCAATGGCACATCTCCCACTATCGGAAGTGATGCCACAGGGCTTGTGACCTACAACTCTCGGATTGGGATCGGCAGCACAAGTGGTGTTGAGCCGACAGTTGCTGACAGTGGATACCTTGGAACATCTGCAAAGCCGCTTGGTTACACGTATATTGGCAGTGTGGAGTCTGTGCCTAAAGTCATTGACGGCACCCCATATGCGCTCACGGATGTGCCGACTTTCAAGACGAGTCGTGTGACAGGCCCCAAGCTGTCGGTGTCCATGCACACGCCAGATGCTCTCGGAACCGAATTCAATTTCACCTCGACAACAGACACGGCAGGCACGGACCCTGTGGTGTTCTTTTTAGCCAGGATCCGCACAGCAAACTGGTCTAGCAACCCCGTGGTGAATCGGAAGACGTTTGCTTGGTACAACAAGACCACAGAGCAGATGTCTTTATCCGCAGATGGCACGCTGAACACAAGGAATGTTTCAGCTCAAGCTGTGACAGTGGACTCTTTGAGCACGGTGGGCACGGTGTCTTGTGGTGCTGTTGTGTGCAGCGGGTATGTGGGTGCAGGAGGTGTTACGGCCACAGGGCCCATCTCCACGACAAGTTATGCCACTGTTACAGGTAGCCTTTCAAGTGCATCCCTGTCTACGGGGGGCATTGTGGCATCGTCTTTGTCCACAAGTGGAGCCATAACAGCGAGTGGTCAAATCCAAGCTCCAAATGTGTATGCGCTTGGAGGTGTGTACACGGACAATGCGTATTTTAAGCAAAAATCATTGACTGCAAATACGGGTGGATTTAATTGGTTCACAACGCCTCATGGATTGGATTGGACGAAAATCGTGAGCGTAACGGCTTTTTATTATATATCTGCATCGTCCGAGTGGAATGAATGCACACAGTTGACTTTTAACAGCTCCAACGTTGGTGGCACTGCTGGATTGACTGGTGTGAATGTGCGGATTCTTGTCACATACACAGCTTAAGGGGCATGATTATGGTCTTACAAAAGCAACTTATGCCTGTTGTGTGTCCTCAGGGCATAAACACCAAGATAGGCAAACAACATTTACCCATACAAAGTGCAGTTGAGTTAGACAATGTGCGCTTGACTAAGCAAGGCGTTATTCAAAAGCGTTTTGGTTACGATTCAATTTCTTCTTCGATTAGTGCAGATGAAACGCCCATAACTTTGATGTCATTTCAAGGCAAACAGCTCTTATGCCATACAATAAAGCCAGACCATGAGGCAAGTTTGTATGGATTTGCCGAGAAAACTTCAGCATGGGAAAAGATAGGCGAGATTTCGCCAGCGACATTTGATTTCACTCCACTCATACAGGACTCTCAGTCCCAAAGTGAAGCCACCTGGGCTGTGGACAGTGGCTATTTGGTTGTGGGCTATATCCGCTCGGTGAATGGAAGTGTTTATGGGGCTGAATTTCGAGTCTTTGACTCTTCGACCCTGATCCCTATCCAAAATATGGTGCTGGATTACGGTGGGTATCCAACTGTTAACATTGCAGACACGTTCAAGTCTGTGGGGGCTAACCGTGCCCACGTTGTGGCGGGCGGTGGGTGCTTTTATTGCTTTTCGGTGTCTGGGAGCACGCTGTCTTGCAGTGTTTTTGTGGCATCCAACAAAAGGCTTTTGGCAACGGTGTCTGTGGCCACAAACCTCAATGCCACTTACCCCACATTTGACGCCTATTGGAACCCTGTAGCGCAACGTGTGCTGGTGGCCTGGAACACATCCACGCCGAGCATCCAGTTGTGCTACCTGCTCCCAACAGGTGCTGTGAACACGGTGTATGGCATCAAGACCATTGCCTCAACGAATGCCAATGGGTGCATCACGGTGGGCCTGGTGCCAGAGTTGGAGCGGGATCCCACAATGGCATACCGCAACTCCAACCTCGTGTTGTGGAGTGAGCTTGGTGGCACAACCTACATCAAGTATTCCGTTTTTGACTCACAATGGCTTGGTCTTCAGATAGGGACATCGTCCTTTCCCACAGGATCCCCCGTCCGTGCTTTGGCCATTGTGCCAACGGAAAAGAGTTATAGCGGCGTGTCGGGCCTGACCTCATTTTGGATTGCCGCCGAAAAGGCTTACACATTCGTCAACTATCAACCAACCCAAAACTACATTGATGTGTATGACACCTCTTTTAACACGGGCATGCCTAGACTGATTTCGTGTGGCCTTGCCAGCCGTGCTTACAAAAAGTGGCTCCTTGTGGCCCATGAGAGCCAACTGCAACCCACGTACTTTTTGCTGAACGTGGACACTGGCAGGGTTGTGGGGAAGACCTTGGCACTGAAAGCAGGAGGCATAGCAGGCTCCCTAAATCCTGTTGGGACTGCCGCATACACCCAAATCCCTTGCCCACTACCCGAGTGGGATGGGACGAGCACCATTTTGGGCATGTTGAGTGGAGTGAGCACGGACAATGGCCAAATCGTGTCGCAAAGGGGTCTCTGTAAGCTTTCGACGGTTTGGGATGCTCAAGTATCCTCCGCTGAAGCAGGGAGCCTTGTTGTGGCCGGAAGCTTGTGTCACGTTTTTGACGGTGTTCATGTGTCAGAGGCGGGGTTCAATCTTTTTCCGGAAAACTGTTCAGCGGTCGTTTCCAATGCCGGAGTGGGCTCTCCCCACGGCCTGTATGGGCTCGCTGTCACGTATCAGTATCAGGATGCTCAAGGGGTGATCTGGGAGAGCTTGCCCTGGTTGGGAAGTGCAACGCTTGGGGCTTCTAATCACACCATCACCATCACTGTGACTCAACTCAACATCAGTTCCAAATCCAGTCTGACACCTATCTCAATCGTGGTGTATCGGACTGTGGCCAATGGGACGATTTACTACCGTGAAACGTCCATGGTGTCGCCGACGTTGGTTGATAAGACACAGTTCACGACATCGGTCGCAATCAACCCCCCTGTTACAGATACAGCAATCCTTTCAAATCCGTTGTTGTACACGACTGGCGGTGTTCTTGAAAATGACCAATACCCTTCTTGCAAGCATGCAAATCTGTATCGTGGTCGCATCATCTTTTCAGGTTTGGAAGACCAAAACCGCATAGCTTTTACCAAGACCTTTTTTGCAGGGACGGCCCCAGAATTCAATGCCACACTTACTCAAGACTTGATATCCGATGGAGAAAGCGTTGCCTACACGGCAACACTTGATGAGAAATTGATCCTTTTTAAACCAACAGGCATTTACGCTATGAGTGGCGAAGGGCCTTTAAACACAGGATTAAACAATGACTTTCAAACTCCTATTAGTGTCGCTACTGACGTTGGTAGCCTCAACGCTCATTCTTGCGTACTGTATGCACAGGGCTTATTGTTCAAGTCAAACAAGGGCTTGTACCAGATTGACCGAGGAATGGCGGTCTCGTATGTCGGAGCTCCTTTAGAGGCATACAACGGATTGACGATCACGGGCGGGTGTTTGATTGACGATGCCAACGAGGTGAGGTGGACGACGACGGGTGCAACGCTTGTGTTCAACTCATTTTTTAACCAGTGGTACACGCATACAAACTTAGAAAGTGTGAGCAGTGTTGTGGTGTTAGGGAAGCACACGTTGGTTCGGACAGATGGGCGTGTTGTGAGAGAGACAAAGGCATTTAGCGACGATGCGTCTTGGGTCACATCGTCCATAACCACGGGTTGGATGCAGCCACAGCAGCAGGGTTTTGAGAGGGTGTATCGCATCCTTTTGTTGGGCGAGTTGTTGAGTGCGCACAAGTTGTCCGTGGATTTGGGCTACAACTTTGACACATATTTCAGTGAGACGTTTCAAGCCTCATCATCTTTGGTGTATCCGCTTTCTACTTTTGGGTCTTCCAATTATGGTGTTGGGCTTTATGGAGGGGCATATACGGGGCGTTATCAGCTCATGGTGTTCCCCTCCCTTCAAAAGTGCCAGGCGTTGAGGTTACGGGTTTACGATGGGACTGATGGTGGAGTGATGGGAGAGGGGTTTAGTTTGACAGGGATTTTGTTACAGGTAGGCGTCAAAGAGGGCACGGCAAAGGTGCCAGCATCGCAACGCATGGCAGGCTCAGGGAGGGCGTAGAGTATGGGATTTATGGACTTTTTAAGCAGCATCGATCCAACCAACATCAAGAGAACTGAGATTGCGAAAGCGGATTCAACAAACACACGCAACTTCTTGAATCAGGCTCAGAATTTGGGCGTCAATGCTAGGGCGGCACAATTGGGTGCTGCACCGACGGCTGTGGCCTCTCAAGTGGGTCCTGCACCTTTTGCTCAAGTGGAGCGATTGGGTGCAGCTCCGACAGCGCAAGCGGCCACCATAGACCAGTCTCAGTTGAATCCGTATAGGCAACAGCAACAAAACTTTTTAGGGGCTTTGAATCAACAGGCGCAAGGCACTGGAGTGAGTGAGCAGGCAAAGGCTGCACAAGCGGCTGCTACGGACGCAGCAATACGTGCAACGCAAGCGCAAGCGGCCTCGGCACGGGGTCAGAGTGCAGCACTGTCCAATAGAAATGCCTCCATGCAGGGAGCAGCTCTGTTGCAACAGGGAGCTCAACAAGCGCAACAGATGGGTCTGGCTGAAAGGGCCCAAGCTCAACAGCTGTATGGGCAAGCGTTGCAGGCAGGGATGTCGCAAGAGGCGGCTATGGCTCAAGCGCAAGCGGGCATGCAACAGCAGGCAGGATTGGCCAATCAAGCCTTGCAAGGACAGTTTGGGTTGCAGCAGGGGCAATTTGGTCAGCAGGTGAATCTTGCTAACCAATCGGCATTGCAGCAGCAACAGCAAACCAATGCTCAACTGCAACAGCAGGCGGCATTGGCCAATCAGAGCATGCAGGGGCAATACGGCTTGCAACAAGGGCAACTTTCTCAGCAGGCGGCGCTTGCTAACCAGTCGGCTGGATTGCAGAAATTGGGCTTACAGGGCACGGCTCAAATGGGCATGGATCAAGCTTTGAATGCCAATAGTGCTGCACAAGGGCAACTGGATGCCAAAAGAGTTTCCGACATTCAATCTGCTAAGGGAGGCCTAATAAGCGGATTGAGCGGAGTAGCAGGCATGTTTTCAGACGCTCGAATCAAGAAGAATGTGAAGGAGTTGAAAGGCGAAACAGGCCAAATGATCCAAGAGGTTGCTGGGGATCCTGGGAGTGCTCAAAAGTTTTTAGATGCGTTGAAGCCTTACGAATTTAATTACAAAGATGAGCCTGCTGGCACGGAACCCACGGCTGGAATTATGGCTCAAGACTTAGAGAAGACACGGCTAGGGCGTCAAATGGTGATACAGGATGCTGCGACAGGCGTGAAACAAGTGGACTTTGGGAGGGGCTTTGGAGCGTTGTTAGCAGGGCAAGCTGAGTTGAACAAAAGGCTAGCGGCTATGGAAGGCAAAAAGGCATCGGCTAGCAAGGGAGGAGGCAACTGATGGCGTTTACGGATGCAGAGATAGCGGAGCAACAGAGGCTGAAAAGTATTCGAGATGCTTTTAATCCAGACCCTACGGGCTTTTTGACACCAGCGCCAGTGCCGGCATCGGCTCCTGTGGCTCCTGTGGCTCCTG